GATCGGTAATTACAATTCCTGTGCCATACTTGTCAGCTACGAAATAATCTTGAGTCAAATCCTTATTTGCTAATGCGTCTCCTGCAAGAATTCTGGATTGTCCTTCTGTAACAAATTTTACTGGACGCTCATCTGTAGTTGTTACATAAACATCTGTTTCAGATAATTTGAAAGTATATGTTCCAACAGTATGTGCTTGCTTAATTCTCATCATTGGAACACCATTGAAACTACCATAAAAACCCATGTTATACATATCTTCTAATGCAGAATCAGCAATAGAAGCAGTTGTAACTTTACGCAATGCGGTTCTAGTCCCTGCTAACATAGCAGTTTTACCTGTAGCTGCTTCGACATGCTCTACAAGGGCCAATAAAGCATCTTCAGAATAAGCACCACTTACATTAAAGGTAGAAGGGAGAGAAGCAAAAGACCCAGTAAATGCAGTATACATATCATCATTTACTTTAGTTTTTAATGCTTTAGAAATTCCATCTAACATTACATTAAAATCTACACGATTGGACATTAAACGACTCAAGTGCTCATAGATTTTAATACCTTTCCACGAAGTAGTAATACTTGTATTCGTTCCATTGTCAATACGTTGCCTACGGAGGCTAGACGTACCGTCAGCGATTTCACTTACTACCAACATAGTATTATCCGGTACATAGAAGCTATTTTGATCTCCTAAATTTAAGTTTTTATATTCGACAAATTGTTTGAAGAAATTATCATCAGAAAGACCTTCGATTACTGTATTATCAAGGATTTCTTCAATAATTTCGAACATTTGAGCACCATTTCTACGAAGTGCTTTAAAATCAAGTTTAGTAGAACCACCGTTCAAGTCAATAAATGCTTGACGTAAAACTTCTAAAGAATCTCCTTTAGAGAAATTTGTTTGTAATCTTCCGCGATATGTATCTGTGGCTAATTTGACCAATTCATTTTTATTTTCCATTGTTATTATACAACTCCTTTTTAATATATTTTATTTATTTGTTATTTATTTTGTTATGGGATATTATTATTTATATGATATAATATTGACAATTAGTTAATAGAAAGAATTTCGATCACATTCAAATATGTGTCTTTTTTATAGAGTTCACGAGCAATAATTTTACCATAGAATGTTTCAGTAGTAATCGAAGCTACTTCAGTCCATTTAGTTCCACCTGCCGTTAATGTTACAAATGATCCGGCAGCAGGAATATCATCATCGTCATTGATAGCAATAATTGCTTCATCGGAAATTGATAAAATATCTCCTTTTTCTAACATTAAAACAGTAATTAATTGTCCTGCTACATTCTCGTAATCTGCTAAAGAATAATGTTTATCTTCTGCATAGATTAATTCAGGCGTTGCAACGACCCCAATATTTTTATCTGTTGCATTTGCAGGGCTAATTGCTTTGAAAACCTCACGATTTACAGACGCATCTAACAATACATCTACCTGTACTAAGTTAGCGTTAGAAATTTTTGTAGGGGTTGTGCTTACCATATACTTCGCGGAACGAATATTCCCTGTTACCGTTGCCTTCACATTATCAGTTCTGATTACACCGTTTGCCATTATTAAATTCCTCCTTAATTTTTAATTAAATAATTTGTTCTTGTTGTATTTTTAAATATTTTGATAATATTTCTTCAATATTGTCAAAATCCCAATACCATATTTCCAATAGGTTTATATTATTATTTTGAGCGTATTCCTTTTTCCGTCTATCGTGTTCTTGTTGATACTTAAACTGTTCTTCTGTTTGGTTGCTAACCGTTCCATCATGGTATTGCCCTTGATATTCAATAAGACAATTGTATTTTGGTAGATAAAAATCATATGAAAGCGAGCCATTTCCTAAACCAACTAAACCATTAAATGTTTTTTGAGATATAAAATATGTATTGTTATTCTTATCAGTGTCAGATAAATTGTCATATTTAACTTGTGTTATTTCAAAAAACATTTTACAAAGAAAGACTTCTTTACATTTCTTCTCACCTTTAGACTTGTTGCACTCTGGGCAGCCATTACTAGTGCCATTATTTTTATTACGAGAATCTATTGTGGCATACCATTCATGTTTACAATCTTTGCAAATCCACCAAGCATATTTTCCAGAATTAGGTGTAAGTTCTTCTGGGTTCTTTATATTCTTGCTATAATCCCATTCCTCACATAATTTAGGATTATCTATCAATAAATTATAATCCTCGCTTGGTCTATGCCCACTACAATATGGACAATTTCTGTTTTCCTTCTTATCATTTCTGTGGGCTATCGTGTCTTGCCATTCGTGTTTGGAATTGTCTTTGCATTGCCACCAAACAAAATCTCCGCTATTAGGAGCATATTCTTCAGGACTTTTATCGTTACGTGTGTAATTCCATTCTAAAGCTAAAATTGGATTTGTTACTTTAAAATTATTATCTTCTGATATTATTTTATGGGAACAATATGGGCATCCTTTTTCATCATTTCTAGAATTGATTATTGCTTGCCACTCATGTTTTGGGTTTTTATTACATTGCCACCAAACATCTTTACCACTACCACAAGTAACATCATAAGGCGTTAAATTTCCATTCTTAGTAGGATGCCATTCTTTAGCTAATTCTGGATTTTTGGTTGCTAGACAGTTGGATTGCCCTACTTTAACTCCAGCACAATATGGGCAACCTTTATTATGAGTATGATTTGAAATATTACTCCAACTTGCTTCAAATACCTCATTACACCAATCTCTAAAACACTTCCATTTAAGATGTTTTGTATTACCCTCATATTTTTCACTAATTAACTCAAATGGTTTATTATTTAATTTACACCAAAGTTTTATATTTTGAATTGTATATGGATTTGATTTGGCATATCTAATGGGATCATTATTAGACAAAACTTGATTATAATAATATCCGTCTGAATCATAGAAAATTAATTTAGTTTTAGCATTTACATACTCTTTACTAACTAAAATAAATCCTTTAGATTCTACCATTTCCCTAACTAAATCAATATTCCACTTTGTACCTGTTGTATAACCCATTCCATCCTCCTTATCTCTATATTTACACATAGAAAATAAGAAGGTGGGAGGTTTTTATCCTCCAAATCCTTCTTAAATCAAACTTAACTTAATTATTTACCAACTATCAATCTCTTTTTGGCAAATATTTTTCAAACAAATCACCATAAACTTTATTATCATTCTCATCATTGTGATTAGAACCAAATGGTAATTTTACTGTTTGATTTTGTCTCTTATTTCCTTTATTACTTGAAAACTTAACATTTGTACCAGATTTAACTATAATAAAAGCAACTTCTTTTTCAAGTTGCTCTAAAGAGAATTGAGATGCATTTTGTTTTAATATTTGATACTCTTCGTTATCTTGCAACTGAGCATCTGTTTGGGAGAATAGAATTTCTTCTGCTTGAGTACGTTGAGTAGAGAGAGTGGTTAATTCAAATTCTTTGAGTCTAACTAATTCTGGTTTCACTAATTCAAATTCCTCAGTCACTTTATTGAAATCTGTAGTAAGTGTATCTAATTTAGTTTGAATTTCAACGACCGCTGTCTCTTTTTCTGTGGCAAATTGAGATGTTAACTGTTCTGTTAGTTCTTTTTCTTTATCACTTATAGCATAATCAATTGCTTCTTGTGGAAACAAATTAAATACAACAGATGTTTCACCATCAACAAAATCAACTATTTCAAACTTCTTACGTTTCTTTGTAGCAAAATCAATTACAACCTTATCACCACTCATAGAGTACATAAATCCATAAAGATTCCAATTATCTTGTCTATCATAAGCAAATACTTCTGTTTCAGAATTATCAACGTAAGAGTATTTTGAACGCTCATCTCCCCATCTGTCTCTATACTTTTCAACGCTCAGAGCATTTGCTATTTCTTCTTGTTTTTGCGAAGCAAGTAAAGCAAAATGTTCTTCAATCTTTTCTTCTAATTGTTCAATTGTAAATTCTTCAATGTTAAAATTTAATGAATCAGAAGTTAGATTATGTTTTTTAAGTAATTCATTTTTTTCATCCAATTTTATACTACCTCCTTCATTATTCATTTCTTCTTTATCACCCCCTTTCAAGGGGTTATTAATTAATTCACTAATTTGATTATTAAATTCAAATAGTAAATTATTAAACTGATTTTTAAATTGTTCGTTAAAGTTATATTTATTTACAACTACTGATGCTTGTTCAAAACAAGGTTCTACATTATCAGAACCAGTTAAGCCATTTTCATCTATATCTCTCCCTAGCAAACAGAGAGCAGAATACTCAAAGGAGTTTATTTGGAAGTTACCGTTCTCCTTAATGGAAAAATCATTAACTGTAATTTCCATACTTTGGTTAACTCCGTCATCAATAACTTTTTGTATTTGATCAGGGTATCTACCTGCCCAAAGAACCACATCTGCTTGAAGATATTTATGTACCACTCCATTATCATCTAATTCAATCCATTGAGCGTTGTGATTTTCTTTAACTACACCATAAGGAACTGTTTTATCTTTTAGTACTAGAGTGTTACCTTGCCACTCTATCGCAACATCATGCCCTCCAAAATTTTGTTTATCTGACAACCAGTTGCCAACAATCGGAATTAAAGATAAACTGGGCATTGCATTTGTGAATGCAAGTTCTGTAATATCTGACAAATTTCTATTGTCGCCTTGATAAGCTATTAAAGCAGTTCCCTCAACGAATTCAGAATTATTCACTTGAACAAAGTCATTATTAAATTTAACCTTTAAACTTGGATGTTTATTCAACTATATCTCACCACCTTTTATTGTTAAAGTTTTTAAAACATCATTCTATTGCTAAAACAATATTTTTCTTTATTAATATCATTAAGTTCAAAATTTGAAGTTGTATTATTAACAAATACACTAAATTGATCATTTGAACTAATTAATTTATAACCTTTAGATAATAATTGAGATTTAAGAGTTTCATCAAAACAATATATAAAGTTTGAGTTTTCCATTTAAGATAGCTCCTTTAAATTATTTTCTATTATCAGGATTATTAGCATCAAGCAAATCTCCTGCTTCAGTTGAATCTTCTAAATTATCCCCCTTGCCTGGGTTGCCACCTTTATCATTACCAGTTTGTGTATATGAATTTGAAAGTGGTACAAAATTATCAACAATAGAAAATACATCATTCTCAATAAACATTGAATTCATTACATCGGAAGGACTTAACCCCAAGGAAGCACAATATCTTAATTTAACTGGTAAACCTAGAGAACTAGCATCTTTATAGGATGTAACTAAATCTTCTTTGTTGTATTTTGTTATATCTAAGAAAGATACTTTAAAATCTATTTTCTTTGTTTCACCTTTGAGTTTACGATTCAACCATCTTTCAAATTGTCGAAGTATATCAAACATTACACATTCATCATTTAAAATTGATTTATTCAGGGCAGCACCAGACGCTTTGTCGGAATTAAAAATTAATTTTGGGACTCCGGCTGAATTATAGATAGAGTCTTCTGCTAATGCCACTCCGTTTAAATCTTTATCAGATTTATTTAGTTTTATTGCAGATATTTCGTCAAATGGCGACAAAATACTACCGATTTGGTCTGGAAGACTTTCAGACATAAGATTAAAATATT